TATAACCTTAGCTCTACCATCATAACATTTCCATATAGTGGTATCTAACAACTTTGCAATGTCATCAAAGTTTAAAGGAATTTCATTGGAGGGGTCGTGAGTACTATACGGTCTTTTTAAGACTAAATGTGATTCTGAATATACTGAATTTGATATTGAGAATCTATTATCAACACGTTGAAAGAAATGGATTTTATTATCAAACCCTGCTGCATTATTAGATAGACCCAATCCTGGTCTAATACCAACATTCGCTAGGTTAATGGAATCATCCCACGGGTCTGGTGTTCCTACTTCAGTTTGTAATAAAAATACTCGCCTTATAGCCATAATATACTCAACTTATTTATATTGCAGTTCTATCATCAATGCCGTGTAAATGTGATCTTAAATTATTAATAGAAGCTCTAAGTTCGTTGTGTCTAGTGAAAGATATGGTTGTATTTTGAGCAGTATTTACAGGTGCAGTTGTAACAGAATCTATAGAGTTAGTATTTTTATCTTCAAGAGGTGATGATGCAGTAGGTTTGGTACCGAATGTTTTAAGAGAATACGCATCATCATATGTATGATAATGTCCATTCATGTTGTTTATAAGCACACCGATTCTATTTAAGTCCGCAGCATAAATTATCTCATCTTCAGCAATAGCTGTGCGTAGTGAATCAATTTCAGTTGCTTGCGTAGATGAGTTTGTCCAAACTAAGGCTTTAGCAGTTCTTTCAACTGTAGCAGTTCCCATTTTAAACTTCCTCTATAGAATCAAACCATGTTTTATCCCAATTATTGGAGATATTAACATATACTTTTTGTGATTGAATATTATCTAATTTTAGTCGTTCAATTATGCATCTTATTACAAAGTCAGCCAGTTCTCTACCACTTTGCATTTCAGAAATTTTGCTAGAGATGTATTCAATTGAGTCATCCCATTTACCTGAGGACTTAACATAGTCCTCATAAATTATATCCCAATCTGGAGCAATTATAATACCATCATCTGTGTTAAAATTTTCATCGAGAACACCAATCCATTGTTGTCCTTCAACTGGTTCGCCAAATGTTAAATGCTCAAGCTGTTGATGATATTTTACAAAATCATAAAACAGATCTTCTTTTTCAGCATCGGTCATAGGATAACACACTCAACCAATTTAACATTGTGTTCTTCGTTTGTCTCTAAGGCGATGGCAAATGAATTGCAAGTATCACCATAGATCCCCTTACCGTCTTGATTGCAGATAAGTGGTTGTCCTTTACGAATCGGTCCAACAACTTTAACTGGAACACGTCCACGTAGCGCAATTGCTTGGCCATCTGCTTCGTCATTCATTAAGAATGCTGGATTAGTAGAAACTACACCAAGCACTCTTTGACCAGACTGCCATGTAGCAGTTGATTCAGCATCACCTGCAGTGGCTACTGCCAATACAGTCCCTGGTTCATATTCTTGATCAGTTGTATATTTTTCTGCCAAGTCAGCATAACGAGCAGAAGTAGCAGTACCATAGATTGTACCAAAACGATTAGCTGTTTGTCCAATATCACCAGTGCCATTCGTTCCACTCTTAATAATAGAGCTAACTTCTGGTGATGAACTAAGGGTAATAGTTGGATTACCAGCAACTCCATCGCCATTTGTAATTGTTATTGACGTGCCAGCAGCAATAGATCTAGTTGTTGCTGCACCAGTTCCAGTTCTAACAATTAATCCAGTTGTTGCTAATGAAGATATTGCTGTTAGTTGATTGTTAAATGGTTGTACATCAGCACCAATAACTAAACCTAAGTTTGTTCTGGCTTGGGTTGCTGTGGATGCGCCAGTACCACCATCGGCAACTGTCAAATCTGTAATACCAGTAATACTACCGCCAGTGATAGAAACTAAACTTGATGCTTGAGTGGCAATAGTACCTAACTCTAAAGCAGTCCTTGCAGCAGAAGCTGTAGTGGCACCAGTGCCACCATTATTAATGGAAACTATACCACTTACGTTCGTGGCATTACCAGTAACAGTTCCAGTTAAATTTCCAGTAACATTACCAGTAACATTACCAGTTAATGATGCTGTAATAGTCCCTGCTGAGAAATTACCAGAAGTATCTCTTGAAACTACTGTTGCGGTAGAAGATACATGAGTATTAGACGCATTTAAATTATCCAGTAAATCTGCATTGAGCCCAGATGATGGACCATCAACAGTTAAGAGTTTGGTTAATACATCGGCTGCAGTATACCCAGAAGCGTCTAGTTTTAAACCAACCTCTGTATTTAAATTAGAAAAGTTAGCGTCTGCTTCAGCAATCGTAAGTGGACTGCCTTTAACGGATCTTAATACGATAACTGCCATTATTTTTCCTTATTAATAAGAGTAATAAGCATTTGCTTAATATCTGATAAATCTGATTCAAGTTTTTCAATCTTATCAGAATTTTGTTTAATTTGTTGTTTCAATTCGCTGCTAGATTTTCGTTTCTGCATATAATTTTCATACTCAATTCTATTAGTATTTATCACTGCACCGCTAGACAGGTCTCTTACGAGACCATCTGCGTTTTCAATTTTAACGAAACCTTGCATATTAAGAAGCTAAAGCAAGAACACGAAGATCTTTAATTCTTGGAACTTCAGAACTGTTAGTAGATTTCATAACTAGTTTAATTGTAACAGCATCAAACGCATCTAGATTTTCAATAGAATAAGAAGCATCAACAAACACATTAGTTGAATTACTAAACTTAGCGATAGGAGCATCTACATTCATTTGAACGTATGGAATAGTTTCCCATGTTTGATTTAGACCAACAGTTGATGTTTTATACCAAACTTCAACATCTGCTTCAATTGGTAAATTAACCGCAAATTGAACTTTTAACATAGTTGACAAAGGATCATTACTTAAATTAACACGTTTAGTTACGTATTTACTGTAAGTTGTAGACTCTGATGAAATGTCAGAAACGAAAAGTTCTTTCTGTTTAATTGTAATACTAGCACCAGCAACAGCAGTAACTACATTGCTACCTAAAGTTATAGTACCCCCATCTGAAGAAACTGCTTCAACTAAGAACGTAGAGTTGTTCGCAGCTGATCCAGTAATTTCAATAAATTTACCTACAGTTAATGTAGCTAATGCCAGTCTTGCAGTAGCGTTTACAGAACTAATAGTTCCACCAACTGGACCTTGATATTCTAAAACCGCAGTTCCACTAATTACAGAGTTCTGAAGATGGACTGGAGGTATAGTTCCAGTTGTTCCAGCAACAGTAACCAAATACTGATTAGAACCGTAAAAAACAATAGAACCAGTAGTTACAGCAGTGCTTGCTGCCCACGCAGTAGTAGCGGTAAAAGCAATAGTAGCATTTGCAGAAAGAACAGTAGTGTCATCTAAAGTGCCCACGTTAACAAGAGCAGCAGTAGGAGAGTTTACTTTATTACTAATAGCAATCAAACTTGTTCTATGTGTATCAAGAATTGGAGATAACGCATCATTAGTTGATGACATCACTACATTTAATCCAAGAGATTTAGAACCACCAAGACCATTTGGTGCTGCAGCAGATTCATTAACTTCAGAAGCAACCATTTTTGGCGATGGGAAGTAATTAGTTTCGTTGACTAATACATCTTCATAAGACAATGCCTCTGGATCAGCGTATGGGGTTTGAGATGAATAAACAGTTTTACCAGATGTTGCTCTAAATCCAAAACTAATTGGAGTTTCTGGGAATGATTGGATTGACATAGAAGGTTGGATCGCATCAAACTGGAAGTTTGATGTCGCCTTAACTGATGTACCACCTGCATATCCAGATGATGTTGCAGAAGTAGAAACAGTAATTGTGTAGTAATCTAAACCAACATTACTAATAGTATGACCACCAACAAGGTTAAACTCTGCAGCAGGAATTCCATTTAATGCAGCACCCACACCACTAATAATAACTTTAGAACTTGCAGGCATTCCATGATTTGCATGCCAAACACGAACTGTAGTAGAACCATTTTTAATTTCAAATGGATCCGTGTCTAGAGTAACCAATGGAAGAGCGTCGTTTGCATACTCAACATTGGCTTGTACGCTAGTATCAAACTGAGCACGGTAAACAACAAACTTCAAATCTTGAGTTTGATCTGCTGTCCAAGTAGTCGAGTTTTGAGATTTAAATAATGAACCAAGATATGGTTGCTCAGAAATTGTTCTAGAAGTTCCTGGCATAGTTTCACCAACCTGAGATACCCAAACTTTATACTGATTTGAGTCAGAAGCTAAAACTACGGCATACTCAACACCTTCCTGAACATAAACAGGAGATGGGAAATTGAATGTTGTTGCAGTATCGTATTTTTTAACTTCAACACCATCAAGAGTTACGGTAGTGGCAGACAAATTAACTTGTTCTGGTTTTAATGTTACCTTCGAGAATGGTAATACGTTCTTACCTGGATATCCGTTCACAACTTCACGAACTTCAAGAGTAACAGGAATCTTTGGATCTTTAGTTGCAAAGAAGATGTCAACCTTAGTTAAGAAACATCCACCTTTTTGTTCAATTAAGAAAGTTTGAGCAAGCGGATCATACCACTGAGTACCAGAAATAACTCTTTCAGTATTTTGAATAATAGTTTGAGATTCACCCACACGCTCTTCAACTAGTTCAGCGTTACGCACAGCATTGATTGTATATTGACGTGTTTCTTGAACACCTTCAGCACGATAATTAGCACGAGCACGTGAAGTGAAATCTCCTTCATTAGGTGGAACATCAATTAATTTAAGTTCACGTGAACCGCAACGGAATCTAACAGCATCTGTGTTTGGGATATTAAATATAAACTGAACTTGACCATTAAAATTACTAACTAAATTACCACCTTGTGAACCAGCAGTAATGGAACCATATGTTCCAGTAGCTGCGCTAATAGAACCAGTTAGGGTTTCACTGGCACTAAATGTACCTTTAACATTTAATACATAAAGAGCAAATGTATTATCATCTGAATTATATTCTTTACCGACTACAACTGCAGTCGCTCCAGAAGTTCCACCAGTGATTAGCTCACCTTTGTTTAAACACACTTGAGTATCACCATTAATGCGTCTTGCAGTTTCAGTACTGTTGCCCCCAACATTGCTTTCAATATCAATATTTTCATATGAAGCTAGTTTTGCAGCAAGGGTAGCTCCAGTTGGAGTGTAAACAATTTTTGTAGCTGGTGTACAATATGTAGAAATATCTACATTATCAAAGAACGGATAAAAGCGTGTTCCAGGTTTTAGTTTTTGAATTTGTACTAGAATATTTCTAGATCTAATATAAGGAATAACAGCTGTTGATAATACACGATCACCAACAACTTGTCTGTCTATTTTAGACACTAAATTAGTTTTTATGCCAGTACGAGTCTGTCCAACTTCAGTAGCAAATGTTTCAGTAGCTTTATAACTTCTTTTGGCTGGACCACTACCAAAGTTACCACCATCGGTCATACCTTTCTTCATGGCAGCAGTAAATGCTGCTTGACTACCACTAGTAAATTTTAGCCCAGAAGAAATAGTTTTACCAGTCCACTGAGTCTGCCATGCATTCCAAACAGTACCAAGAACACCTGCCTTTTCAGCTATACTCTTAATCGTATTAAAGTTACCTTCAACATCAACTACCAAGTCCATGCGACGATCTACTTCAAACCAATCATCAGAAGAAGGATTAATTTTAACATCACCCAAGAAAGTGAATACTGCAAATGGGTTAATGTTTTCTAAACGAGAAGCATACGCTTGAGTTACAATAGCAATATCTGATAGTTTTGGTAATCCAATAACATCACCGTATAACTGGTAGTTATTGTTTGTAATTCTAGTTGTTTGATCTGAAGCAACTTCAACCAGATTAATGTTTTTCATAGAATAGAATGGGCGCAACTCTGCCTGTTCCATGTCAATAGCACAAATATAATCAATCGAACCAGAGTCACCTGTAGAATGCCCAGCAAAATTATCTACAATAAAACCATTTTTGAATCTAGTTTCTCCAGCAGAGTCTGTTACATTTAATGCTTCAGTTTGTTGTTCAAGTAATGATAGTGATGTGTAATATTCAAGATTATCAATACGCTTTTCTAGCTTACCAATATCACGCATTGTATAACGTCTATTATCAAATCTTTGTATTTGTACACTACTATCAGAAGTTCCAAAAGTATAAGGCTCTAATGTTAGATTGTAAAGAACCATACCTAATGATGGATCTATTGGCTCGCCTGGATTTAGAGATGACACACCATCTAATGCAAAGAATGCACCAGCTGAATCTACAGCAATTTTAGTTTTTCTTGCTAGGTAATATGAATAATCTGTAACAATATTTTGACCACGTTTTAACACTAATGATGTTTTTGCTCCAGTAGATGTAAATCCAGTTCCAGCATTGTTAATTCTTGAACGGAAGTCAAAACAATCTCTTAAAGGAAGTTCTCCATATGATGGAATATTTTGGTATCCAACAGCAGCTGGATATGAATTCTTAGTAAAGTAATCACCATCACCATGCGTGAAGTGATCAAAAGTAACTTCAATTGGAGCTTCAGGTGGTGCGTAAGAATTTTTAAGAACAACACGAGCTAAATCATAATGAGTATCACGTTGTCCGTCATCAAATTCATAACGATCTGTAATATCAATAGAGTAGGTAGCACCTGCAGAAGCGAATGTTCCAGATTTCATTTTAACAGAAATTAAACGATATCCGTCTGCTTTACCTAGTAACAGCTCAGTTTTCTGAGCAGTGGCAGCAGTTGTAAATGTCGCAGTAGCATTAGCAACTAATTCTTTAGATTTTTCTGTTGAAGAACCACCAGATTTATTAATTGCTGCAATAACAACAGCTGAACCATTAGATGCTCCAGATGTAGTAATCGTTACTGTTGCTGTTCCGTCACCAGTGACAGTGCACGCACGAATAACACCATCTGAATCAATAACAATATAATTATCAGCATCATCATCAGAGGCAAATACCCCTGAAGTTGTCGTAATAGTAATAGAATTGCTTGTAATACTGCCTTCGTCGAACACATTGTATACAGTATAAATGGTATCATTAGTTGTACCATCGGCAGAACGAATATCTTTAATCGCATAATGCGGTAAAGGGAAAATTAATGAAGTACTTTCTGGTTGGTTAATTACAGTTGTAACTCTGTCGATTGTAGAACCAGAAAGAGTAATATTTGAGTCTACAACGATAGCAGCAGTACCACTTTGAGAAGCAACTGAAGTTACACGACGCAAGACTCCATCGAAAGAGACATAATCTCCAACAATTAAGTCAGTTTGAAAAGAAGTTCCAGCACCAGTAATATTCGTGCTAGTTGATGCTGTAGCATTACCAATTAAACGAGTAAGTACAGGTTTAATGTCTGCTGTGAATGTAGTGGCAGCAGTACCACCAGCAAAATAGAATGATTTAGCTTTACGAGCAAAATCAAAATTACCGTTCATTTTAATGTCAAATAAACCAAGTTTATATTGAGCAGCTTGAGTTCCAATAACTCCATTGTCCCACTCTAATAAACGAACACGTGCTGTACCAATAGCCGTGGCACTTGTTGGAGCAACACCAACAGAACTAGTAACACGATCGTAGATAGTAACTTGATCAAACGTGTCAATTGGTGGAACATAATTTACGTTTTTTACAATAACATAATTACCAACAGTAGCTGAAATATTACCATTGTTTACTAAAACATTATCACGAGATTTGTTTACAGTTACATACTCAGTGCTAGGTTTTTCAATTAAATAACCTTGTACGTATGCCTTTCCAGGTTCTAATCCAACGGCTAATTTAGCTTCATTGGCAAGGTTAGTAGCTACGTTATCTGAATTACCTGGAGTGTATACACCACGATTGTATTGTGGGTTTGTTGTATATTCCCACTGAACACCAGTAGTACCAACACCAGAAACTGCGCCATCATATACAGAAGCTGCAGTTGTATGTGTTGGAGGTGTATTGTTTAAAGAAGCTGCAGAATTTTTAGCAACGTAAGTATTACCAGCATTAGTAACAACATCACCGAGTATGTATGAACGACCAGTAGTCCATGCACCACGATTGTTATTACGATACTCACGAACATCAATTTCAAAATTTCTAACAGTGTAATCACCTGACTCATCGTATGTGCGACGAGCAAATTCTCTTGACAATAATCCATACTCAGTGTCTGAACCACTTTTCTGTTGTGTTCCAGTAAGAACACGTTTAAGTTCAATAAAATCTGTATCAGCTGTTGAGTCGATAGCAAGTTTTGTTAAAACTGCACTAATAGAATAACGATGTGCGCCTGGAGCAGCATAATTAAAAGAATTTTGTGCGTTGTCGAATAAAGAACTATCTTCTTCAGCTGTAACTATAGATTCTGTACACACCAAACCAATACGATATGATGGTGTGTTAGAATATTTTTCTAAAACAATTGTTTGATCTTCTACAAGAACAAAGTGTCCTTTAGTATAGTATACACCACGAGTGATTGTAGCGATAGAACCTTTACCAGTTGCAGCAGAATCAACTGCTTCAACTTCATAAGTCCCATCTACATCTTCAATAATATCTGCGTCTGCAAAGACACGAGTTATATTGTCATCACCAGAATTTTTATAACGAACGAAAAGAGTGGCTGGATCTGCGCCTGAAGATTTAGTGAAGAAAATAACTTCAGCTTGTAAACCAGAAGAGTTTTGAATAACCAACCCTTGAAAATTTGCAATGATAGTATCTGTTGCAACACCACCAGATGTTGATTTTAATTTAATATAACCAACATCAAGATCAATAGAAGCCTCTCCTGGAATTACTCGTGCACCTTCTTTAAATATGTTGGTGCCAAATTTTGTAATTTGGTTCTGCAGAATAGTCTGCATTTGAGTTAATTCTCGTGCTTGAACTGCATACCCAGGACGATATAAAATACGATAAAACTTACTATCTTCGCTAAAATCGTCGTAGTACGGCTCAGTATTAAAATTGATTGTCATTCTTTAATCTTCTCTATGGTTAATTCTGTTCTATTTATGTTTAGAATCTGATAACAGTTCTAAGAGTAACAGTCTCGTCTGCTGATGGGGTAAAACCAGCTTTATTATCAATAAACATCATCTGCCCAGAATATTTATCAATAGTTGGACTACCAACAGATAATACAGTAAATGTTTGTGAAGCAGCGTTTTCAAATGTATCATTGACAAGAGGAATATCATTATCTAAAGACTGTAGTAAAGCACTAGTAGATGAGGATGCTACAACACGATATCTTCTTTCATAAACATCACCATCAATAGTTCTATTTAATAGATCCTTCTATAATAAAACAAGCAGATCCAATACTTCCTTGGAATCTATTATTTGTTCCATAAACTCTTGGGTTTTTAATAATACCAAGTTGGCGATAATCATTATTTATCGCAACACCTTGATTTAAGTCTGTAGATACATTGCTGTAAAACATAAGGGTTCTTGCAAATAATTCATCTGGAGCATTTCTTCCATGACCACCAAATGGAGGCATAATGGCACGTAATCTAGCACCCTTACCATTACCAGTAACAACTACGTTTGCAAAAGTATAATTTTGTCCAACATTAGTTACATTTATT